GAGGCATTCACAGAATGAAAATCTTGCGGAGATGACACTGCCGCAATCATCTTTGGTGAGCCAGAAATGAATGCAGTATCCCAAGATTCAGCTTTGGAAAGATCGCACTCACCGATTAGAAAATCTTGATCGGCAACGAATGTATCGCGGACGATTGGACCTTCACGAATTGGAATGTTTTGGATATTCATTCCACACCAGAAATGATGTTCACGAGAAGCTAATCTGGTGGTATCAGTTCCGTCTGGATTAAGCGCAAAAAGAATCCGACCTGCGAATTCCTTTGCTTCATGATCCTTATCGTTGACTGTGAGATATGTGGAATTAAGTTTCCGCCATCCTCGAACATCCAGAATCTTTGTAAGTATTCTTTGATTGAGAGGATGTCGTAATATGGCTTTCTTGAGATGATTCTCGTCCGATGAAACTTCTGCAAGATCCTTACATCCTAAGATCGTGAGCAACCTCTTAACTTGCGGAGGAGAGTTAGAGTTGAAGGAGCTACTGCCAACCATTTTACCGAGGGATTTCTGCGCAGATACAATCTTGCCTTCAACGTCTGCGTGCTTTTCCAAGAGCCTTTTTTCATCTCGTTTGATTCCCGTCATTTCAGCAAGTAATGCTGGATAATTTACTGGGAACTCAAGAACATAATTTCTCATAGCCCAATCAGGCATATCTTCAATCAGAGAAATCATGGAGTTCGCGGTAGCCCAAGTATCCATGCAATTATATTTATAATACTGATGCAAGTCTTGAGTTTCTGCTAGGTCTTTCCAATACTGGACATTGCGCAACGCAAATGCGTTAATGAATGCCAAGTCTTTCGGCATCTCAGAATACCAGGCATGGAACAGATTTGCTGTATCCCATACCCAATTATCCAACGGTGCATTGTATCGGAGAAGATATGAATTATCATACTTTCCGCGCTGCGTTATCTTCGGAACACCAAGCGAATTAAACTTTCTAATCCAAGCAAGATTAAATGAATCGTTAGCAGGAATAACAATGGAATGAGAAGTAAGCTTGCGATCACTGCCCAGAAAGACAGCAGTATAACCAACGCAACGGATGCTAAGAGGAGACTTGAAAGTTTCAATGTCCACCGCCAACAAAATGGCAGACCTAAAGGAAACATATAATCTCTCATATGATACCGGCTCCGGTATTTCCCAAGAAAATTTGGTCGGTTCACGCCAATCTCCAGGTTTGGTTATCTTACTGATATGTCTAGCAATTAAGAATCTACCGTATGGAACGGTAAACAAATGCTTGAGAGGATTGATGAATACGATATCAATTCCCTTGTAGGTAAAAAATGAGCCTGCATAATCATCCAGAGATGCACGCTTCTTTTCATTACCTTGAAGTGCAAGGAGTTTAACTAAGATATCGGTATTCGTAGAAACGATGCCATTGATATTTCTCTTGACACAATACATCTGTAATTGTGTAAGAGTTTCAACTGGCGCCGTTACCGTATATGTGGTGTGTCCACCAAAGTACGCCTTTAGATTGTGAAGATATTTTGCATCTTCATACACACCAAGAAAAAGCTTATTCATTTCTTCTTCTGTAGATGGGCAAGTGAGAACCTAAAATCCTTTGCAAGTTCAAAGAAAGCTCCAAAAGGATGAGATGATCCTCGCTGCTTCTTTGTTGTGCTTGCTCGCAATGCCTTTCTTGCTTCTCGTTTTTCTTTTTTCTTTGCTTCACGAATTTGGCCTGGGGTCATAAAAGTGCGGACTGAGTTATTAGCCCAGTCCGCTTTTTCAATTACATGAACGCGACTTCGACGATATCTGTGTATCGTTGTGTCTTGTCCTTGTTTGTCTGAATGCGCGTAGAAACCAGCGCTTCAGTTCCTTGTGCTGCTTCAATGATTGCGGACAACTTCGTTTCTTTCGGAAGTCCCAAATGTGCAGCAAAAGTTCCCAGCAGAGCCTTTAGTTTTCCTTGACCAACCGGATTACCCAATTGGTATTGGACTGTGACTTCCGCGCCGGGTTCCAGATTGGCATCTTCAGTCGGATTTGCCAGTTCCACGGTTTCTAGTGCTTTCAGAGTGACATAGGTTGTGGTAACCTTCTTGTCATTCTTCTTCGTTTCAAACTTGAAAACGCACTTGTGAACACCAACCGGAAACGGTTTCCATTCCGGAAGATCGGCCAAATCATCCAATGTTGCGTCAAGGACGTCGATTTCTTCAGACATGATGTAATCCTGTGAAAGAGTTTACGATGGAAATTCCTGCATCTATGAATGCATTGATTGACTTATCGTTAATGATTACATGATATACTCCTTTAGTTGGTAGATTGATTTTGAATCCGGCTTCAGATGCATGATTGGAAATTCCAACTTCACCTTCGTATCCGGGACGAACAACATGGATTAGAAGTCCACTGTTGTTTAGTACCCAATCTGCTTCATTCTGAAATCGAACATCGCAAATGATTGGATAAGATATGTCTGGACGAAAACTTTTCTTGAGGCGATGAATCCAGAAATCTGCACCCATTCCTCCACCTAACAACTTATCTACTACATTTCTGGTTGCTTCAGTTCCTTCAAATTGAGCAATTTCTCGCGGCGATACTCCCCAAAATCCATTGACGGATTCTTTGAAATATGGATCATAGAAATGCGATAAAGGAATATCGTACTTAGTAGCACAATACTCCTTAAGCGCATCTGCGAAATGATGAATAGACGCAATTGATAGCAATCTGTTTCTATTCAAGTGACTAGCAATCTCAACTCCCAGAGTGTCTTTGCCAACTCCAGATTTGCCGGCAATTCCAATGAGTTTCATTTCTTCTTCATCCTTTCAAGTGCAGCTTGCAATGTTGCAGAAGATTTTGTCTCTTGCTCTTTGACCATCTTTGGTATATCTATCGCGGATTCCACATGAGCAATCTGAGGAATCAATCCATCAAAGATTGGAAGCAATGACGGTTCTCCAAGTTTCTCAATCTCAAAGTCAGTACGACTCTTGGTGAGAACATTGTTTGAGTATGTGGATGCGGAGAATGCAACATGCTTCTTATTCTTCACATCTGTATAAACAATGTGACTAAAAGCTTTGCCAACTTTGGATGACATATCGCGCGATCCAAATGACGGAACAAGTTTCACTCGTTCATCTTCCAGAGTTGCCTCAATCGCGTGGAAGATGCAAACGAGATTGAACTTTGCTGCTTGGAATTCTGTGCAATAGAACTCAGTCCATTTCCGGAGTGATCCCCAATCGTCAAACTCCGGTTTATAATCGACTGGCTTTCCTTGCAATACATGAGCAAGAACTGAGTGAGATAGCTGCGATGCAGTATCAATCACTACAATATCTTTCTTTGGATCAAGCGCAGTTGCATCAATATCGGAACTTGGTTTGCCATTCTTTTGACACAGAAGGCAACTAACTTTACCGTGCTCGTGACAAATGGAAACTTTCTTATTCTTGAAAAACTTCATCATCGTATCTGAAGCTACAGGATACGATGCTGAATCTGGAATATCAAAAAGTTCGATATTCTCTTGCCACTCTTTAGGAAGTTTAAAGAGAATATCTGCATCATTGTCAAGAGAAAACCAATGCAATCTGTAGCGTTCTGCAAGTTTGGCTACGAGTGTAGATTTTCCTGTGCCGGACAATCCCATTACAGCTACACGAGTCGTTGCAGAATGTTCTTTCTCAGTTAATTTCATGCTGTTTTCCTCAGTTGTGTCTCGATCAATTCAGTGATTGAGATATTCACTTGATATTCTAATTGATCTTCATGAAGTTCTGGAGTGAATGCCTTAGCAAGATTTTCAATCGAGAGATTGCAAGTTTGGAAGTATTGACACGGACGAAAGTAATCGAAGCACGCCTGTCCTCGCATGGGATAGATTTGTGCTTCGTCATACATTGTGATTATGTCACAAGTGAATAAGAGATCCTGAATCCACTCGGCTCTTTGTGTATATGATTTTCCAAACGTGAATAGGATTTCTTCCATCGTTGTTGAGGAATACACAAGATAGAGCACTTCGTAACTTGACAATTCGGGGAATAGATGGTCAAGCACAATGGAGTAACCAAGAGCTTGCGCAGAATTCTTGAACATTTCTGGAGCAACTGTCTTATACTTAGTTGATTTGCGCTCCAGAACTCCAATTTGTCCTGTCTTTTTATGTTTCATAACTGCATCAACATGCCCACGGAATCGAAATCCATTTGGTAAATTGATGCAAAAGGAAAACTCAATTGCGGGTTTCCCTTCCCATTCCATAATCACCCAATCAGCGAGAAATCCTGCTTTGCGAGCATGATATAATTTGATGATTGATGTGAGTGCGGACCAAAAACTTTTCTTCGCTTGCTCGTCTTGAAGCTGAAGATCAATCGGATAAAAGAGAAATACCTCCCAAAGAATTTCCTTGAGAGTGTATTTGTCTTGGAAAATTAACTGCGTTCCGTATCCGATCGCATGGCCGTAAGAATTTGAGATAGTCTGGACGACACTCTCTTTTGCTGCACCTGCTCGAAGTTTATAGAGTTGGTATTTTCTTGGGCAGGTGTTGAGGAGATTATTACTGGAATAGGAGAGTTGCTTGAGTCGATAGTCAACTTCACCGGGAATCTTAATGTATGGTTGCGTTGGTGACTCAAACGATACTTCAGTATTGTCAAGGAATTCGTCTGCATCCAGCATAGGATTTCTTTCTGTGCCTTCGGAGAAACAAATGGCAAAGGGAAAAGCATTGAATCCAGCTCCACTAACGTGGCTGGATTGAGTTCCTCGAACAAGTTTAGCAGTTCCCTATACAGTTCGACATTTATTGTCCGATGTGGGTTTCTGCCATAATGATCTCCAGGAATGTACCAGTCAAGAAAAGAAAGATAATCGAATCTATCCCATCTTAACTTCCATGTGAGAATTACAGCAGCAGCTTCGTCAGAGATCATTCAGCATATCTTTCAGCTTTTTGCTTGGAGATTTGCTCTTGATGCTTTCGGAGACAACGTAGGTTTGCGTTTGTTGCTCAAGACCAGAAACAATAATAGCGATTTGTTCTTCGCTCATTAGTGTCACATTTTCTGGATCTGCACGCAAAGCTGCATGAATGTCTTTAAGGAGAGTTACCATATTTGGCAATCTCTCCTTAGTGGATTTTTCAAGTTGAAGAATCTTTTCCTCAAGTGCAGGAGACATTGTGCTCATTCTAGTTCCAACTTATCAACAAGCCAATTCGCAACCATGAATTCGCCTTCTCCATTTGTATCATAGATATCTGAAACAATTTGAGACAATGGAATCCACTTTGAGATTGGTACATCTAAATCACGATCTTCAATTTTTGTGATGTGAATCAAATATGCTTTCTCAGTTTGTCGCTGTAGTTTCCCAGCGAGTTTTGTATATCCAACTTCCTGCTTCATATCATATATCCTCTAGATTGACTGAAGATCGAAAGATTGAGAGCCTAAAAGAAATAACAGGACCCGAC